CCACCAGGTTTTGGTAGTATCGTATTTTATTCCCAAACAAAAAAAGTAAAATATGAATCCGCAAGCACTTACCGAGGAGCAGTTGGGAAAAATCATTGGGCGCACTGCCGAGGAAATCCGCTCGTTTGTCCGGGCGGGAATGACCAAGAACCCAGACGGCACGTTCAGTCTGCTTGACTGCATTGCATGGAAGTTACTTCATGACCGGGAAAAAAACCATTGATTTCAGTTGCATCTCACTAACCGGCGCGGTACGGTTTATCAATTCGACACCGCTTGGAGAAGCCATAACATACGACCAACTCCGGTACATTCGTGAGGCAGCGGGATTTCGTGTTGCCGCCAAAAATGACATCGCACAAATAGACATGCTGAAACTGGCACGGTATATCTTCACTGACCGGAAAAAAAACAAGCCGAAAGTGAACCGGCAGGAAAACAAGCAAATCTATGACCGGAACTACCAACGTGAAAAGACGAAGGATTCGCAAGAGATCGGGCATCCGCCAAAGCGAAGCAACCCGAAGGATTGGGAACGTGCTTGCGGCGATTTCCGGTTCTTTTGCGAAACGTACAAATCCGCTGTCTTTGATATTCCTTGGGCGGACGACCATTTGAAAGTCTTTGAATTGTGCCAAGAGGCAATTGACGATGCCCTGATGTACGCTCTTGCGATGCCCAGAGGGAGCGGCAAGACACGTATTTTTCAAGCACTCGTCGAATGGGTCGTCTTGACTGGAAAAAAGGAATTTGCCGTGCTTGTTGCGGCAACCGGAAAAAGAGCCGACGAATTGATGGTCGACATCAAAAAGACTTTCAGTTTTAACGAAAAACTTCAAGCAGACTTCGCACCGGAGTTGCACGGGATTGTCGCCCTCAAAGGGGAGTCCCGCGCTTGCAGTGGTCAGAAATGCATGGGAAAAACAACGGGAATAAGATGGCTGTCTGACCGCATCGTTATGCCGACCGTTCCTGGCTCTAAATGTTCCGGGTCGGTCATTGTAACAGCGGGAATTGAGGGAGCAATCAACGGCTTGAACCACACGAAACTTGACGGCAAGAACATCCGCCCAGATATTTGTTTTGTGGACGATCCGCAAACACCTGCATCGGCACGGTCTCTTGTCATGTCAAAAAGGCGTGTCGATGCGTTGCATAATAGCATCCGGGGGCTTGCCGGACCAAAACGTGGGATTTCAATCATCATGGCGTGTACCAAGATGTACGAAAACGATTTAGCATGCCAGATTCTCGACCGAAAAAAGTACCCGCAATGGACTGCCCACACTTTCAAGATGATGCACTCGTTCCCGGAGAATATGAAACTCTGGGACGAATACTGGACTATCCGGGTCTTTCCCGGTAAGTCAAGCAAACTGAACGCTCTCCGTTTCTATGAAAAGCACCGCTCCGAAATGGACGCAGGTGCGTCGATGTATTGGAATGACCGATACCGTGAGGACGAAAAAGAGATCAGCGGCATCCAGACCATGATGAACCTCTACTACGAGAATTCGCATGTGTTTTGGTCGGAGTACCAGAATGAGCCGCAAGGCGAGGGGACGAACATTTTCCGCATGGCACCCCGGCACCACGTAGAAGATTTATGCGTCGAGGATATTGAAGGAATGATACCAAACAGTACAATGATTGTCGTCGGACACATTGACATTCACAAGAACATCCACTACGCAACTGCGTCGGCGTTTGCGGACGACTTGTCGATGCGGAAATGCTGGCACGGGACGTTTCCGAATCAAGGGCGGATGCACTTCGAGCAACGTAGCCCGCCGAATCCGATACCGAGTAAGGATATTGATGCACCGATTATCAATGAGTTGGTCAAGGCGATTGAGTTCTTGGCAAGGGCACAATGGACAAAACCGAACGGCGTACAATTAGGAACGACGGTGATTACGATAGATTTCCGATGGGGAATGGAGTATGTTTTGAATGCACTGGCACTTACGGATCACAGAGGGCTTTGCATCCCTTACATGGGCATGCCCATCATGCCGGACAATTTGCCGGTCAAAGAATACACATGCAAGCCCGGTGATACCAAGGGCGATTACTGGTACTTGGACACGAACAACGAGTACCTGTTGCCAATCGTCAAGGTAGATGTGAACGCTATGAAAGAGAGGTTTCACACGATGTTGCTCTTGGAGCCGGGCAGGGTTGGAGCGGTGACGTTCAATGGCGGACCGCCACGAACCGCTGCGTCAGTGCATTGGAACTCCATGCTCATCGACCACTTGCTTTCAAAGGAGCCGGTGGCGAAAGAAGGCAAGAAGTATCTCCGTACAAAGATTTGTTTTGTCGACAAGGATGGCAAGCCGGACGACCATTACTTCGATTGCCTTGTGGCAAATCTGGCGATGGCGGACGTGTATGGCTACCGAGCGACAAGGTTGTAACTATGAAAACATACAAAAGAAATAAGTCTTACGAAAACACAGACATGCCTCTAACCGAAGGGGAATTTTTCAGTTTGCAGGCATACAAGAGAGCATACAGGGAATATCTGGAAGAGGAACCAAGATTTCAAGATGATACTGATGATTACTTGAAACGTGGTGGTTTTCAATTTAGAAAAAACCCCGATGCGAGTTTGGAAAAAATGTAATACCCTAAACTTTGAAAGGATCGAACCATGTCAAAAAAACGTCGTAAAGTTCCGGCGGGGCTACCTGCCGTGAAGATGCCGGAGGACAAGCCTGAAATAGTGCCGGAAGTGCCGGTGCCGGAAACAACGGAAACGCTCCAAGTCGAAGAAGCGGAATACCAGATCGAGCAGGACACTGTGTTTGTTACGGACACGGTTTGCCCTCGTTGCGGTTCGCCGGAACGGACGGCATACAAAGAAATTGTTCCACGCATTTACAATGACCGAGGATGCGTTATCCGCTACCGGACAAAGTGCCTCGGTCGAATCAACCCAGTGGACAAAGGCGGGAATCCCGTTGTCGATGCGGATGGCAATCCCGTCTCCTACGAATGTGGCAACCGATACATTGTCAAGCGACTGGTGCCGAGAGCCATCAAGTCGGCATCGTAATGATCTATGAGCACACACCCCGATAAATACCAAGCGGATGCCGCCTACAAAGACGGCATTGATAACTTCACCAAGATCATGCGAGATTTCACGGATATTGTCGCAAGACTTGATAAGCCCGAAGTGCAGGTACGCTGTGCCGGATGTAAAACCGAAAAGATGGTCAGTAAAGTTGCCATCAAGGAATCTGTTGTCCGGTGCAAGTGCGGCGGGTTTATGATAGCGGTAAAATGATTCTTATGTCAAAATAGGTAAGATAAAAAAATGAAGTGATTTTCACTTCATTTTTATCAAAAAACTCTTGACCGCTCTTTTCTGTACTCCGATAATCACCGTCCGTATCAACCACGCGGACGGTTTTTGTTTCGGAATCATGGCAACGCTCACCATTGAAGAGATTGATAAAGCGATTGCGAAAGCAACGGAGTATCAGTCTATGACCGTCGATGGCGAGTCGGTAACGAATCAAAGCCTCGCCTCGCTTTTGAAATTGCGTGAGCAGTTGCTACAAGAAGAGGCACAAAAGACACGAGTCAGATTTGCGACGTTTGATTTGAGCCAGCAAGACCTATAACGGATGGGTGTTAGGAATTACTTACAAGGTATTGGAAATGCTATCGCCGGGCGGCGCAACAGTCCGTCTGGTACGAAAATGTTCCGCTACCACGCCGGTCAAAATAATAGGAACCGGGACAATGTTATTCCTGACCCTCGCTCGGAAGATGCCTTTTGGGAAGACGGCTACGAAGTTGCCGCAACACGGGCAAGAGAGCAGTTGCGGAACTATTCCGTGCTGTCGTGGATGATCGACAAACACAATGACTTTGTTTCGTCGTTCGACATTCAGTTCATGACCGGAAAGGATTGGCTGGACGATTGGTTGACGGAACTGTTGGCGTGGTGGTCGGAGGCAGAGAATTTCGATGTCGGCGGACGCTACGCATTGCATCAGTACCTTCGGGTCAATGATGCCCAAAAGGTTCTGACCGGCGACATGGGAACATTGAAGTTGGCAGACGGACGAGTGATGGCAGTCGTCGGTGACCAGATCGGCAACGGCTACGGCAGACACAACGAAAACTGGTTCCGGGGCGTGTATGTTCACTCGGTAACAACGAAGCCGCTCCTGTATCGAGTTTTGAAACGAAACATCCAAGATGGCGGTGTGTCGAACGAATTTTTTGACGTAAACGCCGACAATTTTTATTTACATGCGAACCGGAAACATTACCCGAATTTGATACGCGGCATCTCGCCAATAGCGAATGCGATCAATTCGTTGCAAGACTGTTACGAAGGGATCAACTGGCACCTCGTTAAAATGAAGATTGCCGCCATGCTCGGTGTTGTTACCTTTGAATCGGGAAAAAGCAAAATGCCGCCACAGCGACATAATCCCGTTACCGGTGAGGTTGTAAAAGATGATGGAAAATCGAAATACGATAATGTCGCTGTCAAACTCGGCGATGGAGTTGCATCGCTGAGCATGGATGTCGGCGACTCGATACAAGTCATTGAGTCAAAAATACCCAGTACGGAATCGCAGACGTTTTACGAGGCGGTGACGTTGCTTGCATTGAAATCGCTGAACATTCCGTACTCGTTTTACCGTGAAGACTTCACGAACTTTTACGGAAGCCGGGGAGCATTGATGCACTACCTCCGGGCATGCGAGTCGCCGAGGAAGGCGAACATTGATTTTTTGAACCATCACTTGAAGTGGAGGATTGCGAAATGGATTACCGACGGCTATATCAAACTATCGAAGGGCTACGATGTCCGCAAAATACGATGGCAGTGCGTCCCTCGCGGGTTCCCGTGGTGGGACCCGTCGAAAGAAATATCGGGAATCATCAAAGCGATCAATGCCGGTCTGATGACCCCACAGGAAGCATGCCTGCAAACCGGGACGAATTACTACGAAAACATCGAGCAGATAAAGGAAGCCCTTGAATGGGCAAAGAAGCATGAAGTAAATCCCATCTGGGCGCAGGCATTGCAAGAATTTGAAAACAACGATACAGAACCTTCCGACACCGATAACACTGAATCACGGGACGCAAGTCCAGGAAAAGACGATGACAAAGACTAAACCTAAAACATTGGAGCGGAAACTCGCTAAGCCGTTTGACGTGCAATTCTCCAAGCCGGAGATTGTCGAAAAGGAAAACGGATTGAAGTGGTACGAGTTCCCGGTAACGCTCAAGGCTAGAGATGCTGGGCATATCAATCACTGGGCATGGGGCAAAGTCATTCACGATTTGTCGAAAATGTCGAAGCCGTCTAGCGGTCGAATCCCGATTGACCACGTTCACGGCAACGAAGCACTCGGTTACATCGACGAGTTTGACAAGACAGACGGACTGCTCCTCAAAGGAAAATTCATATCGACGGGAGAAGGCGATCTCGCATGGGAACTTGCCACAAAGATTGCGGCGGGAGTACCCTATCAATCGTCTATATTTTTCGACGACCTTGAAGACGGTACGCCGTTCGAGGTCGAAGATGTCAAAGAAGGTAAATCGAAAACGGTGAACGGTCAGGTGTTTGAGGGACCGGGTTGCATCGTTAGGAAGTGGATGTTACGGGGCGTTGCCGTCTGTTTGTACGGTGCCGACCCGAAGACAAACACGCAAGTCCTCAAACATCAACCCCACATGGAACCAATGGACACGAAAGAACTATTGAAAGAATTCACCACGAAATTCGGTGCGGAACTTGCCAACCAGTATGTCATCGAAGGACTCGACATGGAGGCGGCGGTTTCCAAGTTCAGCGACGTGCTGCGCGAGCGGCTCGGTGCTGCCGAAAAACTGTCCGCCGAGAAGGATGGCAAGATTGCCGAACTCGAAACGAAACTCGCGGAAGCACTCGGCAAAGGAAAAGAACTTGCCGTCAGCACCGAGAAGATCACCGAACTCGAAAAGAAACTCGGTGAGACGCAGACGAAACTCGAAGTCTGGGAAAGGCAATACGGTGGCGTTCCGTACAACGCCCTCGAAAAGCAAGACGGCAACTCGACCGTAAGCGGGTCGAACCCGGAAAACGAGTACGCCGCCGAATTGAAAAATGCAAATGTGGCACCCGGCGACGAGAATTAATCCCGTTGCCGTGCTGTAACCTAACAACCCACCACCATTAACATAGGAGAAATATCCATGCCAAAGCCAAAGTATGAACGAAAACCACTGCTGTCATTTTCGCAACAGCAAGCAGACCGAAAGCGAGCCCAAGAATTTAAGGTCGGCTCCTACAATCCTGTCCACACGATGGACTTGCTCCAGTTTCAGGGGAGCAACCTGATCGGCGGAATGCTCAATGAGGTGTTCCGTCTCGTGCCGGAGTATTCCGGCGAGAACCCGACATTCGGAAATCGAATTTCCGTCCCTGCGCGAAACGTCCCTGACAAGCGTTTTGAAATGCTCGTCCGTACCGAAGTGCCGCGAGACGACCACTTCCGACTCTTGAACGAACCAGTCGGCACCAAGAAGGGCAAGCGGGAAAAACGGGAGTTTGAAATGTTCCCGTTCATGGGCTATTGGGAAGCCGATGCCCAGATGATGGAGATGGCACCCGATGGCGGAACCGCTCTCATGCGGGACGATGCACAGGCAATTCTTGAAGGGCTTGTCATGGACTTGGGCAAGTATTTTTATTACGGTCAGACCGAATCCGACAAGAAGATGTTCCCCGGTATCATCCAACAGATGAACGACAGGGTAAACAAAGACAATTCAGAGAGATGGTCTTTCGATGCGGGTGGCACCAGTAATAGACTCTCGTCTATTTTCTTCATGTGGCTCGATCCGGGCTTGCGTGGTGTAAGTTGGCTTCACGGAAACAACGGAGTCATCAAAACAACTTCACCTATCCGCCGAACGAAAGATGGCGGAGGACCGGACGGTAACGGCAAGCGACCGATTCTCGAACAGTCTATTGAAGGCTGGCTCGGCTTACAAGTCTTGCACAGCAAGTCCGTCCTTCGGGTTGCGAACATCGATACGTCTTCTGCGTATGGAAAGAATCCAGACATGACGGTCGTAACGGACAGCATGTTGAACTTCGCAAAGATGCGTTTTGAAGTTCACCAGATTCCGAACCTCTACGCATTTATGCGCCCCGAAGTGTTCCGGCTATGGCGAGAGTCAAAGGAGCCGCTCATGCAGACAGGCTTTGCGCCGCCTGTCGGCGAGTTTGCAAACTACGAAGGGATTAAAATCGTCGTTACGGAGTCCATCAAAGCACACGAAGGACGACAAGCAGACTTGGCACCGATAAGTTAGTTTCCTTTCCGGCGGTTGCCGCATCGGTAGCCGCCTCCCCCATTCACCACTTACCCTTTCACAATCATGTCCACACGAAAAGATATTTTGCTCATGAAAGAGTTTGCCCTTCCCGCCGCGGCGGGGACGGTGCAATCGGAAGCTTTCGATATGTTCGAGGCAAAGACCCCCAACGATGTCCACAACATTCACGCCGAGTTTGAGGTAAGCCTTGCGAACATCACGTTGGCGGCTGGCACTTCCTTGACCGTTTCCGTCGAGAGTAGCGATGTTGCCGACTTTGCGACTGGCAGACAGTCCTTTGTTCTCGGCACACTCGCGCCGGGAACACACCGAGACCAGAAATGGACGGCGAAACCTGCGGAAAAACCGAGGCGGTACTGGAGAGCCGTGATTACCACGACAGGTGCGACCGGAAACCTTTCGACCACGAGAGCCGTGCTTTCGATTGTATTTTAACAGCAGGAATCTACCACTACCGTTCCCACGCACGGTATCCTGCGGTAGGCGGGGATCGCGACCCCGCATTACTTTTCAATCACTTTACAAGGAACAACTGCCATGTTGCAAACTTTATCCACAATCATGACTGCCATTCGTTTCTTGCCGGTGATTCTAGAGATCATCCGCAAGGCAAATGTAGCATTTGCTTCCGAGGGCGTTCAAGAGTTATTTGCGGCGATTGGAAGGATTATCGATCGGACAGCACCTCCGGCACCGCAGCAAGACTGTACCGGCATTTTCATCGGGGATACCGAAAAATACACACAGCGTCGGCGGCTTTTCCAGTTTCGCAATCGGGTAGGTGCCGCTTGCATCCTCACGGACGAAGAAGTGCAGGAAATCTGCGATCAACGTAACACTCAACCACAGCAACCATCATGAGCAACCACGACATTGAAAAACGGTTTTCCGACATCGAAGCCATTCTCCGTAAACTGGTGGAACCAAAGCCATCCATGTTTCGGCAATTTTGGGACTGGGCTAAACCGTACATTGTGCCGTTCATTTTCGGCGTGATTGTCGGCGGACTGACCTTCGGCGGACAATGGCAACTGCCGAACGTTGTCCCACCGCGAACCACCATCGAACATCAAGCGGCTCAGGGAGGAGCCGCGATCCCTTTTCCGAACGGCAATCTCTCGCCAGTGCCTTTGACATTGCCGCTGGGCGATTGGAGCGAGGAGATTGCCGATTCACCGTCGATGAGTTTATTCGAGGAGCCATCGCCGTCCAACCCACAAGCGGACGCTGGGCAAACGAGATCGACAAGATTTTACAGACCGCTATTTCGCCGGACGTGGTGATTTATGCGAGGAACCTGCGATTGATTGCGAAAGGATTAACACAACAGAAATAAGAAAAGTTGCCCCTGCGTTGTTAGACGCAACGCAGGAGCAGCGTCAAGTAATACCTGACATCACTTGCCGCAAAGAGCGATTGTATCGCTCCCTCTGAAAAAGGCAAGTGCAACTCTTAATCAAGGAGGCACAATGCCGTTTTTAGAGAAACTGAAAAAGATCGTCGAAGTTACCAAGAACACACTCACCATGACCATCGTATTATTTGGCAAACATGAACCGCACCAGCACGATTATCACGCTCCCGTGTATCAGATCGTCCTGCCAAACCCGGAAACAGCGGCGGCATTTGCGGATGCAATGGCAAAAAACCGCACCGCAACAAAACAGGATGCGCCCGACAAATCGCCCCAAACAGAAACAAACGAAGAACAGAATCAACAATGACACAATCACATAACATCCAATACCAACACTGCTCTGGCGAAAACTACGGCTACATCCCTGACGAATTCGTGCCGGAAGACGTTGCCCAGTTCAATTCGATTGCCGAATCCGGGCGGTACGATCCAACCGGTCAACCCGCCATCGTCACATGGGAAACACTCGAACCGCACGCGCGAGAGCAAGCCGACAAAATGGACGGCATCCGAGCGGCAGGCTGGATCGTCCTCTGGTGGGTCATTGCCCGATTCAACAGGATTCCAGTCTGGGATTCCAATCAAGGCAACCTCGGCTCCTGTGCAGGCTGGGCAGCGGCGAACGGGCACATGCAAATGGTGCTCTATCAAATGATGCTCGGAGCATTCCGGTTCGTGCTCATCAACCCGCTCGCCATGTGGGCGCGCACCAAAAACTGGTCGATGCGTGGCGGACAATCCATGACCGCGGTCATGACCGGCGGCAATCGGTTCGGCAATTATCCGGTCGAACTCGTCGGAGAGTATCGAACGCAACTGTCCAGAGAAAAGCAGAATCGCATCATCGCCGCAAATGACGCAGCGACACTCCACCAATTCGGTGCTTGCCGGTTACAGACGGCAGACGGCAGACGGCAGACCGCAGCAGAATTGGCAGCGAGAATCATTCTCTGCCTTCGGGCGGGGATGTCGGTCGCTATCGGCAACAACATCCGGGTATCAGGAAGCCGCATTGACGAAAACGGGATGCGGGTCGCGATCCTCGGCGGGACCTGGATGCACGCCACCACCCTCGACGGCTATATCATCGTCAACGGCACAATCTACCTCCACTGGACAAACTCCCACGGCAACCGCTACCGCGGGCAAGACCGGTTCGACTCACCGGAAAGCGGCTGCTGGATGACCGTCGAAACACTGGTGCAATTCCTCGGCGGTCGCTACGTCGATGCGTTTTGCATCTTCCAGTCAGAAGCACCGACAGATGAAGCACGAACAAATTTTGCACCAAGAACGTTTAATCAGTAGTCAGGAGTCAGGAGTCAGGAGTCAGGAGAAGGATGTCGGGCGTAGCCCGGCGACAACTTACCCCCTCTCCCTCTGGGAGAGGGCTGGGGTGAGGGGTGATCGCACTCCAAACAGCCCTCACCCTAACCCGTGTATGCACGTACCTCCCAGGGGGAGAGGGGACAAGTTGCCGGGCGCAGCCCGTCGATTCCTCCTGACTCCTTCTGACTCCTGACTCCTGACTCTGACTCCTGACTCCTTATGTACACCATAGAACCTGACCCCACCGAAGCCGC